ATGATACTTGAAGTAATCCCATCGGCCATGCCATGATGAGAAAGTCTGCTTCAGGGTTATTTCTAAATGAGGTATACCTGTCATAAGAGCCAGGCTTAACCATACTACCTCCACCATATTGGAAAATGATATTGTCCTCAACATGAGGATATCCTTTCATTTGTTTCGCATAATCTTCTGCATTTTTTTGTAATTCTTCAGGTTTCGGAGCATTTGTTGATTTCATCCAATTTTTGATGTTACCTAATATACTCATCAAAGACGGCTCAGAGTTCATTACAAGTTGTTCCAAAAAACCCCTTTTGTTTTTGAATGCTAATATGAGTTTGTTTATCACAAACCCTAATAACATTTTATTTTTCTGTAATGGCTTTTCTTTATCTAATCTGAAAATGAAATTAACAACCTCGTTGGGACTTATATCTTGTCTTGCGAAATCAGCGGAGTCAACTGTATTGATTAGAAGAACATCCGAATTTGGGAATAAATCCTTTGGTGATATAATTTGTGAAATAGTTTCAACATTTGAACGAGCTTGTCTAAATGATTTCGAAGCACCTTTCTCAGCACCTATTTGTTTGTCGTGGTGGTCTGTGTGAATGACAAACATTGGTTTACCATGTGCAAAATCAACTAAAACGGGCATTGTGTCCCCTGTAGCATCATTTTTCTTTACCGCAAACTCCTTTTCACCATATTGTATGACATGAACACCAACAACATCGATACCATTATCCTCGAGGTATTTCTTCATAGCAATGGCGGTTGTAACACCATCTAAGTCTTGGTGGAAATATATCTCAGCCTTTGGATATCTTTTTCTAAGCGCTGAAATGTCCCTAAGTCCTGTTTCTCTAATTAACCTAGCCATTAATACTTAAGTGTCAAAAGATATTTTGATTTGTTTATCAACCCTAACATTTCATCTCTCAGGTTTAATAAATCTGTATCGTATCGTGAATCTAATTGGTCTGAAAATCCCACCAAAAACTCAGTGATTCCATCCATGAAATTCTGAATACTTAATGCACTTATATCTTGAAACATCAGTGCAAATTCAGGTTCGAACTCTGGTCTACCATATTTTCCCATCATGGTTTCTGTAAATTCATCAATCAAGTCACCTAAACCATCATAAAGAGAACCGTAGGTTTTGTGTTTAGCGTCACCAAAAGTTTGCCAATGTAAAAACTTCCACTGAAGTTGTATTTGGACCAATTTTTTTATTAATTCTTCTTTCATATAATTTTTTTATTACGATGGTATCGGGTTTACTTCACCAAAAAACATTTTTTGGAACATTCCTTTTACAGGATTGTCATCAGCCTTTGGAGCTTGAACTGTTGATGTTTGAGGTGCTTGTGAACTACCACCACCGAAAAGATTTGTAACTTTACCATATTGCCACTTACTTCCTGCGTTTTGCTCACCACCTTTTTGATTAAGTGCTTCCCCAAAGTCTTGCTGAAAGTTCTGTTGCGCACCATCTGTTGCATTGTAAGCCTCCATTTGTTTTAGCATTTCCGATTCACCCATCTTTCCCGCTAATTCATCGGGTCCAACAAAGTTTGCCACATTCAACCAATCCAAAAATCCTAACCACCACTTTGTCTGTCTCATGAGTGCTCTCACAGAAGCATTTCTATTGATTAATTGAGGCATTCCCCTGAAAACTGTTTTCCACGAGAAAAATCCTTTTGTTGTTCTATAACCTGTAAATAATCCTTTCGTTGCCTCTGTTGCTTTTATAAGCTCGTCTAACTTTTTGATTTGAGTTGCTTTATTCCATTTAACAGCAACATTACCAAATCTTTGCCCTGTCATACCTTTGACTATTGCTTGACCTTGAGCTCTTAATGGTTTACCAGCTCTTGCAGCATTTTCGAATAAGTCAAACCATTGAAGTATTGTTTTTTTCAATCCTTTGAACATTGGCATTGGTACTCTTTCCAAATAATTTCTCAATTTTCCTGCAATCTTTGAAAACCCTTTTACAAAAGTTCCAATTAGACCCCCACTCTCTGTTAGGGCATTCAATTTTTTTGCAGCTGTAACTGTATCACCCGCTTTAGCTAATGCCATAACCTCTTTTAGTGCTTTAGCTGACGGTTTACCAATTTTCAAAGCCGCCATGACTGGTTTAGCAACCACATCTCCAGCATAAGGTACTACTGAAACCAATGATAAAAATCCAAATAAATGGTCACCCTGATATATGTAAGATATCCCGTTTACGAGGTCTACAACACCTGTTGGGTCGAATATACCGACAATGTCTCCTAAAGTATTTAACCAATTACTTTCTTTTATCAATTTGGATTTCTCAGGATAGATGACCTTCAACATCTCAACGATGTTTTCTTTTTGGTCCTTTGAAAAATTATTCCAATTTTCCTCGGCTAACCTATAATTTTCTAATTTTGTAATCTCATCGTTGATGAGTTCCAACTGTTTTTCTGATAGAATGAACTCTGCCATGAATAGTTTTCTTTATAAATATCCATAACAATAAAAAAAAGGGGTTAAGACCCCTTTTCAAAATCAAGTTCAGGTTGATTTTTTTTATCTATAAAGTATTGAACTCTTTTTTTAGCAACATCGACATAATTTGGACTGAGTTCTATACCAATCCATCTCCTTCCAAGTATCTCAGCGGCACATGCACTTGTCCCACTACCCATAAATGGGTCAAGAACCAAGTCATTCTTATATGTCAGAATCTTTATGGCTTTAGCTGGTATATCCATTGAGAAAGTTGCCTTGGTTAGTTGCTTGGTGTCTGCGAAATAATCCCATTGACCGTATACTAAATCCATGAATTCTTTCTTTTGGTCCTCAGTATACATTGTCTTATTCCTTTTCTTCCCATCTTCGGTTTCGATTTCTTCCACAACTCCAACCCACTGTGGTTCACCTTTTGTTTTTTTGATTCTGTCTTTTTTATAAGCAAGAATTACACATTCTTTGGGATTGTAGATGTATGGTGATGATGGTGACATCCATGAACCCCAAGCAGTAGTTTTACTTCTGTGAGGTGAGTTCTCGTTAAGGTCAACAAGTCCGTAAAATTTATAACCAATTTTTTGCATTATTGACCAAACCTCAGATACCATAAAGATTCTACCACCTTTATCTTGTCTATTGATTTCATAAGGAATATTGACAGCAATCCTACCATCGTCCTTAAGAACTCTGAACGCCTCACTCAACCAATTTTTGGAAAAAATTTTGTAATCCTCGAATTGAATATCATCATCATGAACATCATATTGGATTCCCACACCGTAAGGTGGAGAGGTAACAATAAGGTCAATTGAACTTTCAGGAATGGTTTTCATGACCTCAATACAATCCCCATTATATATTTTATTTGTTTCCATTAGAGTTTACCCTCTTTTTTTAATTGTTCACGAATTTTTGTTGCAGATATATCTCCTACCTCTTGTGGTGGAATGTGTTCGATGATATCATAACCTACTCCTCTTCCGAAATTTACTGATTCAATATCAGGAATAATCATCACCTTAACTTTTTCATCGCCAATTAACTGCCACAATTCTTTTTTTATATTCACCTCAACTTCTTGAGCACTGAATGGATTTTTTTCATCAGGTTGAATGTCTCTGATACAGATTAGGACATTTTTACCCTCATTCAATCTTTGGTCAATCAACCATCTGTGTCCTGCGTGCCATGGTTGCCAACGACCAATGAACATTGAATATTGTTTAGCCCCTGTGTTTTTCAATTTAGGGTCACCCTCTACATGAATCTTTTGCATATTCTAAAACTTTTTTTGCTGACATCTCAACACTCTCGTTTGTTGTATCGATGCTGAGATATCTCTCGGTTGGTGCAGCGTATTCCTTAACAAAGAAGTTTTCTCTTCCCCTAACCTCCGTGGTATGAATATAAACCTCAACCATATTATCCCCCATCTTTTCCTTAAATCTATCTCTTTGGTCTTTGTATGGGGAAACCAAAGACACTAATACATCTTTACCTTTATTGTGAAGGTATTGGGCTATCTGTTGAGCAAGTTCGATATTTTTTCTTCTTCCTGTTTCGGAATAATCTTTGTTTTCAAAGAGGTCCCTAAGGTCATCACCATCAATATGAAAAATTCTGTGGTCTCTTAGTTCCAAAATTTGTTTACAAATTGTTGTTTTACCTGCACCAGGTTGTCCTGTTAACCAAATAATCATAATTTTTCCTCCAATTTTTTGATTCTGAGTTCATTAACAAAAGATGAACCCATCCATAATAATGCAATCACTTGCCACATGAAATCTTTATCTTGTACCACACTAAAAGTAATCGAACCAATCACACCGATAAAACCCAAAATGAAACATATTTTGGATATCAAACTTAATTTTTTCATTTCTCTAAATTTTTAATTTTTCTATTTAAATAAAATGAAGCTTTTTTCAAATCTTCAATCTCTTTGGACAAGTCTTTTTTCCCAGCTCTGGCAACATACTTAACAACATTGAATAAGTAAGCGTCTTTATCTAAATCCCAGGCTTCACAAACTTTTATCACCTCGTAGGGATTTTCTTCACCCCCATAATGATTTGGGTGGTTTACCATTTCATTGTTCATCATTTTTGTTTTAGTGTAGAGTCAGTTATTTGACTATGTTCATAAGGGTAACTTTCAATTGACTTCATTATTTTTTCATCTTCAGTTATCGATACAAGATAAAAAATAATAGCTATCCAACTTATTATCAATACAGATAGATAAATTTTGATGTCGGTGTCCAATTGGTTCAATATTTCCAAGATTCTCTTTCGTATCCACATATTTCGAATATTGTTAAGTTATTATAATATATCAAATCCGCGATGTCTTGGTTTGGAATTTTGAAATTCTTTATACCATTGTATTGGTTTGGTTTTGAATTTATCAATTTTTTCAAACCTCCTGATAAATGAAACTCGCTATTTTTGATAAATGGTATTCTAAGATAATCACTCTCAATTTCTTCTACCTTAACTAGATAATCAGGTTTTCTGATAGTTAAGTTTTTCATCATAAGAGAATGACCAGATGGCCCTAAAAAGTAAATTTCTAAGTGATGTTTGATTTCATCATTGGTGTATGTATCATAAGCCAACTTGGAAATGAATTGATTATAAGGGTTCCTTACAGTTAAAATGAAGTCATAATTTTCATGATTATCAAAAAAACGATTACTATGGTTGTGTTTTACTCTATCGGACAACTTTTGTTTTTTTAATAAATCATATGCAAAAAAATCATAATTATCGAAAACCATAGAAGCCAAAGTTGAGGCTGTTTTAGGTGGGGACCAAAAAAAAGATTTATTTTTCTCGGAAATATTAATTATCATTTTTTATTTCCCCACTTTTTTTCCATGTATTCGATGTATCTGTGGGTTTTATTCCCATTGTACAACATCCACGCGAAATAGTAGTCAAACCACCATTCGAGTTTCTTAATTATTTTTTTAAACATAGTTAGATATCTTCTACTTTAGTTATGGTGTAATCTTCACCACCCGAGGTCTCTCTTTGCCAATGGTCATCATTATCATCAACTTCACCGTTTTCAACCATTTCGATGGCTTCATCTTCATCCTCAGCCTCAACAGTGTATGTTACATACTCATCGATAGTTCTGACACCAGTAATTGTGAATCTTTTCATGAGAAATATTTTTTTATTGCTTCCAATTTATCATCGGCATCGACTAACATTTGAAGTGCTTCTTCAGCGTTCTTATAGAAATCACCTGTTGAGTGGTCACCAATTCCAACCGCATGGTTTGATAACAATTCCAAAGTTAAAAGAGCTTTAGCCTTTTGTGCTTCCGCTTCAGAGCGAAGCATATCTACTAATTGAGATTTTATGTTTGCCATTATTTTGATTTTTTTCTTGTTTTAACAAAGGGTTCTGTGGAGGGCTGACCATCCATTTGTTTAGGGTTTAACTTTTTTTTGGGTTCTTCAGTTTCGTTTTCTGATTTACTTTTAACCACTCTGAAACTTTTCCATTCAGATTTAGGGATGTAAGCCCACATGGTTCCTACCATGTTATATGCGGTCTTGTCATCAACTCTTTTGATGTCACCGACTTCGACACCTTTGGATGCTTTCAAAGCTTTAATACACTTCATTGGTTTTTTCCTCCATGTTTTTATTGATTATTGATAATATTTCTTTGTCATTTTTCCCTTGTTGGAAAAGTTCATATATTAAGGAACTAGTGTCATCTTCGAAGATTAACATATCACTTTTACCATAATACCCTCGAAGGTTATTATTCTTAAGTGCTTTGATACATCTTTCGAGGTCTACATATCTTTTATTGAATCCCATAAAGAATAATAATAAGAAAATTATAACTCAGAGTCAAAGTTATTTATCTTTTCTAAGTTAACAA